GGTACCAAGAACAACCAAAGAAAGACAAGCCAGCACCACGCATGGAGCCGCAGCCACCACCAACCACCCCGATCCTTGACTTCATTCAGCCCAAGGCCCTGCCAAAGCGTGGTTTAACCGAAGAGACGTGCGCCCTATTTGGTTACGGGTACTCCACCCACAACGGCAGCCCCGTTCAGGTGGCGCCGTACCGCAACCAAGCGGGCAAGGTGGTGGCCCAGCATCTCCGCACTGCTGACAAGCGGTTCAGGTGGCTTGGCGATTCATCCAACTTGCAGCTTTGGGGCCAGCATCTTTGGCGCCAAAACTTTGGCAAGGAGACCAATCTCTTTGTCACCGTGACTGAAGGGGAGATCGACGCCATGTCTGTCTCCCAGGTCCAAGGCAACAAATATCCAGTGGTGTCGTTGCCCAACGGGGCACAGTCCGCCAAGAAATACTTGGCTGCCAACGCCACATGGCTGTCGCAGTTTGCTCGGATCGTGCTGTGCTTCGACTCGGATGAACCCGGGGTCAAGGCCGCTGCTGATTGCTTGGCTGTCCTGCCGTTGGGGAAGGTGGCCGTGTGCCAGCTACCTCGCAAGGACGCCAACGAGATGCTTGTGGCTGGCGAAGGGGAGACCCTGCGCGAGCTGCTTTGGAAGGCCACGCCGACCAGGCCAGATGGCATCGTCAATGCCAACGATCTGTGGTCAGAGCTGATCAAGCCTGGTGCTAAGTCAGCCTGTCCGTACCCCTGGCCACAATTGGACGCCATGACCCGTGGGTTCAGGCGCGGCGAGATGGTGACGCTGTGCGCCGGCTCGGGCGTCGGCAAGTCCAGCGTCTGTCGAGAGTGGGCCCATCACTTTCTGCGGGCTGGCCTTCGTGTGGGGTACATCGCACTGGAGGAATCCACCAAGCGCACGATGCAAGGAATCGTGGGCATCGAACTCAACAAACCCATCCACCTGGACCCCAACGCTGCCGATGAGTCTGAGATCAGAGCTGGCTTTGACCGTGTGTTTGGCACTGGTCGTTGCTTTCTTTATGACCACTTTGGGTCGATGGACCCCGACCACCTCATCAGCAAGATCAGATACCTGGCCGATGCGGAAGGGGTGGACGTCGTGGTCCTTGATCACCTCACCATCGTCATCTCAGGATTGACAGACCTGGATGAAAGGCGTGCCATTGACGTCACCTGTACCAAACTCCGCCAAGTGGTGGAACAGACCGGCATCGGCCTGGTGCTGGTATCTCACCTCAAGCGACCGGAAGGCCGTGGCCACGAGGAAGGAGCACAGACCAGCCTTGGCCATTTGCGCGGCAGTCATGCCATAGCCCAGCTTTCGGACATGGTCATTGGCTGCGAACGCAACCAGCAAGGCGACGCTGCTGAACGCAACGAGTTGCAACTGCGGGTATTGAAGAACCGGTTCTCTGGTTCGACTGGACCTTGCGACAAGCTGCTGTACGACATGAACACGGGACGCCTTGTCGTCCCAATGGCCCATTATTTCGGAACTTAAACACCAACCATGCACTGCCCCTGCTGCGACACGGAGGCCAATCGCCAAAACTGTCGCGTGACCCAATCTCGAAATGACACCATTGAGTCCAAGATCCGCCAACGCAAATGCCTGAGCTGCGGGCATAAGTGGTGGACATGCGAGGTGGACCTGCCACCTGGCTCCGTCAGATATGTGCAGTTCGAGGACGACGAGGACAATTTGTACAACGGCCCCATTCGACTCACTGGTTTTAAGCGGGTGACTTTTTCATGACTCTTCTGATTGATGCTGATTGGCTGCTGTACGCAGCGTGCTCGGCTTGCGAGTACGACATCCGATGGGATGAATGGATCCACACCCTGCATCTGGAACAGTCAGATGCCAAGAGTTACATCACCCACCAGGTGAACCGATGGCAGGACATGACCGGCCACGACGACGTCGTCATGTGCCTGTCGTCTTACCCAACCTTCAGGCATCAACTGCTGCCCGAGTACAAAGCCAACCGCATTGGCAAGCGGAAACCCCTTGGGCTGCGGGACATGCGGCAGTGGATCGACGACCAGTATGAAACCAGGTGTCACGAAAACCTGGAAGCCGACGACGTCATGGGAATCCTTGCCACCAATGGCTCTTACAAGGATCCGATCATCGTCAGTCCAGACAAGGATATGCGCACGGTGCCAGGTCGGTTGCTGCGCATCGACAAGATGGAATTCAACGACGTCGCTGATGCCAACCGCAACTGGATGACCCAGGCCATCGTTGGCGATACCAGTGATAATTACCCGGGGCTCAAGGGGTTTGGCCCGGTCAAAGCTGAAAAGCTATTGGCCGAGCATGTCACCTTGCCAGCCATGTGGAATGCTGCTTGCGATGCGTACCGCAAGGCTGGATCCACCTTTGCCGATGCTTTGGTCAATGCCCGCATGGCCAGGATCCTGCGACACGGTGACTATGACTTCAGTACAGGTACTGTTGAACTATGGGATCCAGACCGCGACCCCGCCATGAAGATCAATGGATGATCTGTATCCACCCCTTGACGAGGCCCTCCTAAAGAAACTGGACGAGGTTTATCCCGAGTCTTGTCCTGATCCAGCTGCGTCCGATCGTGAGATTTGGATGGCAGTAGGTGCACGCCAGGTGGTGCGCATGCTATGGGCCGTTTATCTTGAGCAACAAAACGAGGCTTGACTCATGTGTGGTGGCAGAGCGCCTGACAACAGCGCCCAGATTGCAGCTCAGCAACAAAGCCTGAAGCTGCAGGAGGAGCAGATGGCCATGCAAAAGCAGCAAATGGCTGCTCAGCAGGCCCAGTACCAAGAGCAGCTGGCGATTAGTCGGGCTGCGCCTCCTCCAGCGCCAAACCCTGCAGCCCAAGCAGCTCGAGGATCCCTTGAGATGCCAACAGCTGGAACCCAGGCAGCTGGAACTCAACCCGCCATGGAAGCAACCACGCAAACCATGCGTGCTGGCGTCGGTCGTCGCAAGTTGCGGACTGATTTGGCGCCTACCGGCCTGACCATCCCAGGTGTTGCCTGATGGAATTGAACCTGACCAGTAACGTCGATCGCCAACCCAAGCCCTATGGGGAGGACGGCGGTACGGCGGCGGCTAGGTATGGCCAGCTGCAGACCAATCGAGATCCGTATTTGCAACGGGCCCGGGACTGCAGCAAGGTCACGATTCCAGGTCTTATTCCAGATGCAGGGCAAGGAGATCGGGGTCGACTGAAGACCCCGTACCAAAGCCTTGGCGCCAGGGGTGTGAACTACTTGGCCAGCAAACTGCTGATCACGTTGTTCCCGCCCAACTCCAGCTTCTTCAAGCTTGAGATTGACGACCTGGCCCTGCGGGTTGCGGAGCAAGGACCTGAGATCAAGACCGAGTTGGACACAGCCTTGGTCAAGGTTGAGCGAGCTGGCATGTCAGCGTTCGAGGTGGCCAACGGCCGAGCCTCCATGCACGAAGCGTTCAAACACTTGCTGGTGGGTGGCAACGTGCTGTTGTACGTGTCGGAAGAGGGCATCAAGGTTATTCATTTGAATCGCTTTGTGTTGTGTCGTGATCCCATGGGGTCCGTGACTGAGATCGTGGTTGAAGAGGAGGTCTATCCCGACGCTTTACCAAGAGATCTGTACGACCAGCTGGCTCCAGAGGAAGACGCAACCGAAGCGGGCCGCAGCTCCAAGACCATCAAGCTGTACACCCACGTCGAATACGAGGCGGGCAAGGTTCATTGGTACCAGGAAGCCAAGGGTCGGGAGATCCCTGGCTCTCATGGCATGTGCGACGCCGACGTCAGTCCTTGGATCCCGCTCAGGTTTAACCGCGTGGATTCAGAGGAGTACGGACGTTCGTACATCGAGGAGTATTACGGGGACCTGCTCGCCCTCGAGTCTTTGTACCAAGCGATCCTGGAAGGATCTGCTGCTGCAGCCAAGGTCTTGTTTTTGGTTAATCCGAACGGCACCACCAGGCCGCGCACCCTGGCCAACGCTGAGAACGGGGCCATCGTCCAAGGCAACGCTGCCGATGTCACGGTCATCCAGACCCAGAAGGCTCAAGACTTGAGCATCGCCAACAACACCATTGAGCGAATCGAAGGTCGACTGCAGTTTGCGTTTCTGCTGAACACTGCCATTCAGCGGCCTGGGGAAAGGGTGACTGCGGAAGAGATCCGTTACATGAGCCAGGAATTGGAGGCCGGCATCGGGGGCCTGTACAGCATCTTGACCCAGGAGCTGCAATTGCCACTGGTGCGTCGCTTGCTCCACGTGCTGCGCAAACAACGCAAGTTGGCTGCCTTTCCCAAGGGCCAGGGTGGCGTGCCGTTGGTCAATCCCAGGCCGGTGACTGGGCTTGAGGCCATTGGTCGCGGCGACGACAGGAACAAGTTGATTCAATTCATCACCACTGCCACCCAGACCTTGGGTGCCGATGTCCTGGCAAAGTTCATCAACGTTGATGAAGCCTTGCGTCGGCTGGCCGCAAGTGAATCCATCGACACGACCAACCTGGTTAAGACTCAAGACCAATTGCAACAAGAAGCTGCCGCTGCTCAAGCGGAACAACAGCAAGCCGCTCAACGTGAAATGCTGATGACTGGCCTCAAGTCGTCAGCAATGGCACAAGTGGCCAACAACTACACCAAAGAAGGAGCACCTTATGGCCCGCAATTCCCAGAGGGCACTGACCCCGGACAGCCAGGAGCAGTCCCCAATGCCATCCCAACCCCTCCCCCAGGACCAGGTATCCCTAGTGGACCCAGCCTCCCGGGTACCCCAGCCAGCCCCGTATGACGACATCATCATCAGCCACGTAGAGCCGCGGCCTGAAATTGAGCCGGACCCAGAACCCGTCGTCCAATTTGGCGACGACGGATCCATCACCATCAACTAACACCACGTCATGCCTGAAGCAGTCACGATCACCCAAACAGAAACGCCAGCACTTTCGACTGAAAACGAAGAGATGCTTGCTGCCATGACAGGCGAGCAAGAAGAAGAACCGGCCGAGTTGCTGGCGGGCAAGTACAAATCCGTTGATGACCTCGAAAAGGCTTACAAGGAATTGCAAGCCAAGTTGAGCCGCGGAGAATCATTGCCTCCAGAGACCGAGGACAACAGCGCCACCGACGAGGAGGGCGACACCACCGACGAGGAAGACGACAAGCCCACCGGCAACGCTCGTGAGCTGTACGGCGACTTGATTGGCGGCAAGCTTGATGAAGCTGGGATTGATTTCCAGGACATGAACACCCGTTGGCAGCAGACGGGAACTCTGGAGGCCGAAGACTACGACCAGCTGGCTGAGGCTGGCTTTAGCCGGGACATGGTCGATGCGTATTTGTCGGGCTTGCAGTACAAAGCAGCACAAGACACGGCGCTGTCGGTCAAGGAAGTTGCATCCATCAAGGAATCCCTTGGCGGTGAAACCGAATACAACCGCATGATCCAGTGGGCGGCGTCGAACCTGTCTCCCGACGAAGTCGAAGGCTTCAACCAAATCATCAACACCCAGCCCATGTCGGCCGTGAAGATGGCTGTGTCTGGCCTGCACGCACGGTACTCAGCAGCTGAGGGCCGTGAGCCCAAGCTCATTGGTGGCCGTGCCCCCAAGGGCAACACCGACAAGTTCGAAAGCACGGCCCAATTGGTTGCCGCCATGTCAGACCCCAGGTACAGCAACGATCCTGCGTACCAGAAGAAGGTGCAGGAAAAGCTGAGCAGATCCAGTATCTTTTAGGAGCTGCTGCTACCCGGCCCCCCCTTTCAGCCGAAGGGGGGGCTTTTTTATTGGTTGCGTACATTTGTACACTGATTACACCTAGACCCACTCACAGGAAACGACGGCCCACTGCGGTGGACACCCCTCGTGAACGGGAGCTTGTGGTCGGGGCAAACCCCAACCCTTTGTTTTTCTAGGAGTCCAGCAATGGCCGCCCCTAATTTCACCGCGTCACGCCTTGGCGTGACCAACACCACGTCCGACGGCTCTTGGGCCCAGGACAATGGTCTGTTCCTTCAGGTCTGGGCCGGTGAGGTTCTCACCGCGTTCCGTAAGGCCACCATCTTTGAACCGCTGCATACCGTTCGCACTATTGCCAACGGCAAATCAGCTAGCTTCCCGATCATTGGCCTCAACTCGGCTTCGTACCATACTCCCGGCACAATGCTGGTCGGGACTGCGGTCAAGCATGCTGAAGCCGTCATCAAGATCGACGACAAGCTTGTCTCCAACGTGTTCGTTGCTGACATCGACGAGGCCAAAAACCACTTCGATGTGCGCGCTCCGTACTCGGCTGAGATGGGCAACGCCCTGGCTTATCGCTTCGACCAAAACATCGCAGCGATGATTGCCAAGGCAGCTCGTACTGCCACCAACTTCAACACCGATCTGCCCGGTGGCACCCGGATCAAGATCGTTGCTGCCAGCAAAACTGCCATCACTGGTTCCCAGCTGGCTGCTGCTCTGTTCTCCGCTGCTCAGCGGATGGACGAGAACAACCTGCCCGACACTGATCGGTATTGCGTTCTGGCTCCCGCCGAGTATTACAAACTCGTGCAGACCACCGACGTCATCAACCGTGACTGGGGCGGCGCTGGTGCTTACGCTGACGGCACTGTGCTGAAAGTGGCTGGCATCACCATCCTGAAGTCGAACCAACTGCCCACCACCAACCGTTCTGCGGCGACCGGTGAGCAAAACGACTACTCCGCCAACTACACGGATTCCGTCGCCCTGGCCTTCAACAAGCAGGCTGTCGGTACTGTGAAGTTGATGGACCTGAAGATGGAGCAAACCGGTTCCGACGTGCACGCCCTGTGGCAAGGCACCTTCATGGTCGCCTCCATGGCCCTGGGTTCTGGGATCCTGCGTCCCGACTGTGCCATCGAGATCTATACCGCCACCAGCTGACGGGTCAATATGGGGGGACTCAGGTCCCCCCTTTTTTTCTGGAGCTATCTCATGGCCCTTGCTCGCATCACGTTTTTAGAGGCCGTCAATCGAGTCCTGCAGATGCTGGGTGAGGCGCCAGTCAACAGCCTCGAGGGACAGTTCGGCTTGGCCCAGCAAGCGGAAGACACCCTGAACGACGTCAGCCGCAAGATTCAGGCAGAGGGCTGGTCATTCAATACGGACTACGAACGGTTGCTGATGCGTGACGCAGAAACCCTGGAGATTACCGTTGGCGCCAATGTGAGTCGGGTGCGGGTGGACATTTTCAGCTACCCAAATCTGGACGTAACACAGCGTGGATCCAAGCTTTACGACCGTCGCGCTAACACGTATCAGTTCACCGAAGACTTGTACGCCGACGTCACGTACATCCTGGAATGGGATGAATTGCCTGAGTACGCCTGCCAATACTTCACGATCAAGGCCGGCCGCCAACTGCAAGAAGCAATTTTGGGTTCAGCCGATTTGTCTCGAATCAATGCGGCCGCCGAACTGGAGGCCCGTAGCCTGTTCCTTGAGGAAGAGACCAGCCATGGCGAGCACTGCTGGCTAAGTGGCAATCCAAACCACACAGATGTTTTCATGACCTATAAGCCCGCCTGGGCCCTGCGTCGTTAGTCATGCCACTGATCAGCAGCTCCATTCCCAACTTGATCAACGGGGTCAGTCAGCAGCCTGCTGCTTTGAGACTGGCGTCGCAATGCGAGCAGATGGTCAACTGCACGCCAAGCCCAGTTGAAGGGTTGAAAAAGCGACCACCTGCCCAGCACATTGCCAAGCTGTTCAATGGATCAGCTGGCACCGGTCGTCCATTTACGACCATCTTGGATCGCGAGGGGTCCATCAAGTACCTGGTGTTGATCCAGGACAATGCCATCAAGGTGTTTGGGCTGGATGGTTCAACCAAGACCGTAAGCACCCCAGACGGCACGTCGTATCTCGACATTGCTGGCGAGCCAAGCTCAACGTTCAGGGTCGCATCGGTTGCGGATTACACGTTCATCGTGAATCGGGAAAAGACTGTGGCCATGTCAGCCGCGACCTCGCCCACCTGGGGCACTAAGTCCATGGTGTTCATTCGGTCGGCTGAGTACGCCACCACGTACAGCATCACCGTCAATAGCACCACAGCTTCATATACGACATTGCCCGCTGGTGGCAAGCGACTATCCGCAACGTACAGCAGATCCTCAAACACCGTCACCGTGACTGCCACGGCCCATGGCCTGACCACTGGCAACGAGGTTGACATGAGTTTTCAAAGTGGCGCTGGAACTGCTGGCACATTCACAATCACAGTGACTGGTACCAATACATTCACATATACGGATCCAGTGGGTGGCACAACATCTGGTAATTGCACTGTTGTATATCAACCAAACTACAGTCCAAGCACAGTTGAGATTGCATCAGCGCTGCATACATCACTTAGCGCAGCCCTTGGCGCTGGCTGGACAGTAACTAACGGAACCGGTCATTACATTGTGCGTATTACCAAAAACGACGGCACTGATTACACCCTTAGCAGTTCAGACACAAAAACTGGTCTGGCAACTGTTGCCATCAAAGGCACTGTTGATGCAATTTCAGATCTTCCAACGACGGCTGAACACGGATTTATTGTCAAAATTGCAGGGGCTGCAGCAACTGGAGCAGACGATTACTACGTGAAGTTTGTGGCCAATGCTGGCTCAGGTTTTGATCATGGCATTTGGCAGGAAACCGTGGCTCCTGGCATTCAATATGCTTTCGATGCAACCACCATGCCGCACGTGTTGATCCGCAATAACGATGGCACGTTCACGTTTCAGAAGTTCACGTGGTCTGCTCGAGTTGCCGGTGATGCTTTGACAGCTCCCGAGCCTAGCTTCGTTGGATCCAAAATTCAAAACGTCAATTTGTTTCGCAATAGACTTGTCTTGCTTGCCGATGAAAACGTCATTACTTCTGCCGCTGATTCGTACGATCGGTTTTGGCCTGAGTCAGTGCAGGCCGTCGTTGATTCAGATCCAATTGACCTGAGCACCGGCAGTCGCAAGATCAATTTCCTGATGGCCAGCTTGGCGTTCTCCAATGTGCTGCTGTTGTTCAGCCGTCACGGTCAGTTCAGGCTCGACTCGGGGTCCAGCATTGGCCAGTCTCTTACCCCCAAGACCGCATCGGTCACTCAGGTCACAGCGTTTGAAATGGGCGACGTTGTTGATCCAGTAATTGTTGGACGCACTATTTATTTTTCTGTGCCCAAAGGTGATTACAGCGGCCTTCGAGAATTTTTCTTGCCCGACGCATCTGGCCCGGTGCCCATCTCAGAAGAAGTGACGTCGTCAGTGCCACGGTTCCTTCCAAGCAATCTTTGCAACTTGATTGCAACAGCGGCCGAGGAAGCAGTATTTGCAGTGAGCAAGGACCAGCCAAGGCGAGTATATATGTACAAATTCTTTTTTCAAGAAGACAAAAAACTTCAAAGTGCCTGGAGTTATTGGGAAACCAACGCTGGCAAAAGCATTATTGGAACGGACCTGGTCGACAGCGACCTGTAC